TATCCTATCCTGACGGGCTGGATAATATGACCGAGTATGGCGGTAATAAAGTAATCTTCTATATTAACATTGCCAATGCCTCTAAGTTTCAAGCAGATCCTGCTGGTGGCTCAATTGATATGCGAGACTTGGATGTACCTAGACATCGAGGAGAAGTTGTTGCAACTGATTTAGGATTAAATGGATGGGGAACTGTTGGTAGCGCGGTTGGCGTAGCAGTTGGTGCTAAAATGCTGTCGGGTATCGCTAACAATGGCGGTATAATGGGTTCGTTCGCTAAAGCAGCGACATCAACGTTGACAAAAATCGGAGTCGGTACAGTCGCAGGTGGTGCAGTATTAACAGGTGCTGCAGCATCAATTTCAGGCACTACAACGAGGGATCAAAGAAGATTAAAAGCGGCAATTGCTCTTCACGTGCCACATAATCTTTCTATTCGATATACCGCAGATTGGCAATCAGATGAAATGCTAGGTGCATCTATTGCTGAAGCAGGATTGGATGCAATGGGATTGATTAAATCTGTCAATGAGAACAATAATAGCAATTTAACGGATAGCGGCATGAAATCTATTGCCACAAGTCTTGGTCTATCTAAATTACCAGGCGGTAATTACGCTTCAGCTAAATCAGGATTAGCGTCTAATCCAAGAAAGGAATTACTATTCAAAGGCGTTGATTTCCGCACCTTCAATTTTGACTATTCATTTTTCCCGAGAAGCGAAGCAGAAGCAAAGAATGTTGAAAATATTATCAAAACATTCAAGTTTCATATGCACCCAGAATATAAAGATGCAGGTAAGTTTCTATACTTATACCCATCAGAATTTGATATTTCTTATTATACCAATGATGGCGAAAATCAACATATTCATAGACATACTTCCTGTGTATTAACAGAAATGAATATTAACTATACGCCAAATGGTAATTTCAATACTTTTAGAAATGGTATGTCCACGCAAGTTAATATTTCATTATCATTCAAAGAATTGGCACTTATGTCTAAAGAAATGATTCAAGAAGGTTTCTAATGTATTTTGATAAGTTCCCAAAAATATTATATGAATTTAATATAAATGGTGTTGATACTGCCATTTATTTAACTGATATAACTCGCAACATTCGATTTAGACGAGATGTATTATCGAATATTTCCGTCTATGATTATTATGATATTCAGGATGGTGATACGCCTGATAAGATTGCGGAACTTGTCTACGGTAATGCAAAATATCACTGGATAGTCATGTTAATGAATGATTGTTACGATTATCGAAACGATTTTCCAATGACTACGCACACGCTAGAAAAATATATTCAGAGTAAATATGGCGATGATCTGTATGCTATACATCATTATATTGATGATAATGGCTATATCGTCAATTCTGATTATTCAGGTGCAACGTCAGTTTCTAATTATGATTATGAAATGAACGTCAATGAAACTAAGCGCAGAATAAAAATAGTTCCCAAAGAATTAATAGACAAAGTATTATCCGATTACGATAAATTAATATGAATGATACTACAAAATTAGTCAATGCAGGTGACGTATCTGTTGATGAGGTTGTAATTACTACCTCTCGGGGATTCTATCAGGACATCACCAATCAAATCATTGGTATTCAGATATTTGAAGATATATTCTCGCCTTTTATAACAGGCACATTGTCAATTAAAGATGGCTTGGATTTAATGAATGCCTTTCCATTTCAAGGCGAAGAATATCTTGAGATGAAAATATCTACACCAACATTGAACTCAGGTAATATTGATAACAAATATTATATATTTAAAATGTCAAATCGAGTCATGTCAGGTGATAGAGCAACTGTCTATGATTTACATTTTATATCGGAAGAAGCAGTCATCGATGTCAATAAAAAGATTAGTCGATCTTATGGCGGTAAATGTTCTGATATTGCCAAGAAATTAATTCAAGATGATGAATTTGGTCTACAGGTAAAAAGACCTGTTTATATTGAGGAAACTAAAAATTCAACGAAATTCATTTCTAATTTTTGGTCGCCTGTATTTAATATAAACTATTTGACCGAAACATCCATCAATTTAAATGGATCAGCTTCTTATCTTTTTTATGAAGATAGAAATGGATTCAATTATGTGTCAATGGAATCATTGTATAGAACAGAAATCTATCAGGATTTCATATACGATAATTATGTTCGCGATATATTACCTGATGGCACTGCAGTAAGAAATATTCATCAAGATTATAAACGCATTCGTGACATTAAAATCCCCGTTGCCTATGATTATATCGAACGCGCAAGAAATGGCATGTTTGGTTCAAGAATTGTAACCTACGACACGACCACTAAAATTTATAACACTAAAAATTATGATATGCTACAAACGTTCAATGATCAGTATCATTTGAATAATTATCCCGTAGCATCCAGTAAAAATATATACAAATATAATTCTTTAATCATCACTATGCCAAAGTATAGTGGTAGTTTCAGCGGCTGGGGTGATGTCACCAACGCTAGTTCAATTCAGAATAGAACATCATTGATGACCATGCTCAATGCAAATAAAGTTGAGATTACAGTACCAGGTCGGTGCGATTATACGGTAGGCATGAGAATACAGGTCACTTTGTATAAAGTTCAACCAGAAGATAAAACGGATACCGATTTAATTGATAATATGTTTTCTGGTTCTTATCTAGTTACCGCCATTAACCATTATATTAATAAGAATACGCATGAATGTACAATGGAAATCGTCAAGGATTCCTTGTTAATTGATTTGAATAGGACAAAATAATATGTTGTACTTAGGATGTTGTGAAAATAGGTTAGATCCACTCAAACTTGGTAGATGTCAAGTAAGAATATCGGGTTTACATACCGAAAATAAAACCATTCTACCGACCGATGAATTGCCTTGGGCGATTACCATGATGCCAGCCCATAATGCATCAATATCAGGTCTAGGATGGTCGCCAACAGGTATAGTTCCTGGTACTTGGTGCGTTATTGATTTTCTGGATGATTCACAACAACAACCAATTATTATGGGTACTATTCCTGGCATTCCACACACGCGAACAGCGGCATTCATCAATGAAGCATCCAATAGCATTGTTACTACCGATGAAGCAGGGGAATTAGTTAGTTCTAATGGTGATAGTCTATCCAGCATATTTGAATCCTTGCTAACATCAGATGCACAGGTTGATGTACAAGAAACAGGTAGCAAATATCAAATTAGCGCAGTATCAACTACAACGGATTCGGGTACAACCGTTAGTTATAGTATTGTAAGAATTGGCACTAGTGAGAAAATTGCAACTGCTACCTATGATGAAACAACGCAATTATATTCTGTTACCTTATTGAAACCAGAAGATTATACACAAGAACAGTATTTGCCATTCGCGGGTAATACATTAAAAACATTTGCATCAACACAAGAAATAACAACCTATTTCGATACCAATTTCTAAGGACATATAATGGCAGATCCAATTGAAAGTACGCCTATTCCAGATACTCCACCTTCGGGGTCGGGTGCAACTAAAGATGCAATGCGCGGTATTGCCGCGATTAAAGCTGCGTGCGATGCTGGTGGATTAACTTCAAAATATGCCAAATGTTCTTTATTGGGTATTATCGGTGTTGAAAGTAAATGGGTTCCTGTTGAAGAAATTCACAAGTATAGCTACAAGAATCTTAAATCAAAACCAAGAGTATCGGAAGAAGATGCTATAAAATATTCTTATGATAAAGGCGCTGGCGTATCTAAACAAGAATTTTTTGGTTGGTTCTATGGCACTCGTAATGGTAAAGCACCTGCTGCCGGTCAGTATTATGGCAGAGGATTCGTGCAATTAACATGGAAAGAAAATTATGCCGCTCTGGGTAAATTAACTGGCTATGATTTAGTTAATGATCCAAGTTTAATGGTTGGTACTACCGATCAAGCGATGGAAGTTTGCGCTAAGGTTGCCGTTGAATTTATTAAAATGAGAATTCCAGATTGGAAATCTGAACAATGGAAACCAGGGTTTATATTTAAGGCAATGCATGCTGTAAATCCAGGCGATCCAACGGGTTCTTCTTCGCATCAATTAAAATTATCTTACTATGAATATTTTCTCGGTGGCAAAGCAGCACCTGCACCGTCCGATAAAGATGCCGCAAATACTACCGTTAATAAATCAAAATCAGAAATAAACTCAGCGCCACCAGCAAAACGAGAAGCATATACAGAAGACAGAACTTCTAACTTTTCTGATTATGGGTTTTGCGATCCAGAAGGAAAATATCCACTCAGAGATTATATGAATGAACCTGATACTAATCGCTTAGCGAGAGGTATTATTGATGGTACGCACATAAAATTTAAAGATTCAACACGCAAACTTAATATTCCAACCGCAAATGGTGGCTATTACGATCAGCCACAATCTGCTTATAATACAGTATATCCTTACAATAAAGTAATGGAATCGGAATCAGGTCACGTACTTGAGTTTGATGATAGCCCAGACGGCGAACGAGTTAATCTCTATCATAGAAAAGGTACGTTCATTGAAATAGACCCAAATGGTACACAAGTCAATTATATTGTCGGTGATGGGTTTTGGATTACCGAAAGAAATGGGAATATATTCATTAATGGTACTGCCAACTTAACAGTATCTGGCCCAATGAATATTTTGTGTCAAGGTGATGCTAATCTTGAAGTAAAAGGTCAAGTAGACGCAGTATTCCATAATGACGCAAATATTGGCGTTGCTATGGATTTAAATGTTGCTGTGGGCGGTGATTATAATGTACTAGTCGAAGGAAATTATAATATCGAAGTTGGCAAGACAATGAATACCCGAACTATCGGCACAATGTCATTAGAATCGACTGATGCATTAAAACTAAAAACTGCAAAATCAATGTCATTGGAAGGTGGCGATACACAATCTACAGCCGAAACTCTAATGAAAATGTCAAGTGCTATTCGATATGAAACATCAGACGCATTTGAAATTAAAGCAAAATCATTTAAAGTTGAAGTTGAAGAAACTGCAGAAATTAAAAGTAAAACTACACAAATTGATACATCAGAAAAATTAATTTTAAATGCATCGGGCAATTTAGAAGCGAAAGGCCAACAGATTCAATTGAATAGCGGAGAATCTTATACGCCCATTACACCAATTGATAATCTTGGCGAACCAAAGAAACCTGTTGATTTTGCTGGTAATGAGATTGATGGCAGAGAAAAAGAAAATGTATTGGTTGATACAGTATTAAATCCTGCTGGAGAATACAACCCAAATACACTACCTAAGAATGTCATTGATTCCGTATTGGGTGATATTCCATTATCAAGTGATGCATTGTCTACATTTGGTGGCAGTACACCTAATGTATACGATTTAAAATATTCTGGACCAGTTGAGAACAAAACTTCGTTAGCAGCGGCAAATAGTGCAAGCAGTCATCGATTGGTCGTGCCTAAACCAGAAGCAGCCTATAATCAACCATTTAAAAATTTAACACCGCCCGCAAGACACACGGATGCTGTTTATAAGTATGAAGAAGAATCAGATTGGTTGACCGCTTCTGGTCAAAAAGCAAAAAAAGAAATGACATCAACCAGCGATTATGAGCATAATGGTGGAGTGCCAAGCGAACCATCAGAATCTTATTCTGGTACAGGTGGATCTAGTTCAGTATCAAATGTACCATCGGATAAATTAAATGAAATTAATAATAGCGAAGAATTTCCTGCTAATTTTAAATTGAGTGATAATTTTACATTGGGTATGTTAGTACACCAACAAGGACATATTCTACAAAATACCACTTTACCCGATGGGCAATATACTAAACAGAAATTAGTTGCAAATCTATCCGCATTGGCTATTAATATTCTAGAACCCATTTATAAAGAATTAGGACCATGTAAACAACAAGGTTCTGGTATCTGGCAAATTACATCGGGTCTAAGAAATGAAAAAACGGGTAGCGATCATAACAAAGGTTGTGCGGTTGATATTCAATTAACTACTAGAGATATCAATCAACAATATGATTTATGTAAGAAACTTGAAAAATTATTACCTTATCATAAAATATTATTTGAATATAGAAATAATGGTACAAGTAATTGGATTCATATTTCTTATGTAAGCGAAGGAAGGATGAAGTTATGTTCCACTATGATCGATGATAAAATTGTCGATTCTAAAGGTAGCATAACGCACGGATCGACGGGTATTAATTTATTTTATGTCTAAAGTAGCAAGAAAAAATGGTGCAGATACTGTAAATACAGGACATGGATGCGATTCTACAACAGTGACCGATGTAGGTTCTAGTTCTGTATTTGTCAATGGTATAGGCGTTTGTAGGAAAGGTGACAGAATTAAAATACACACTATACCATCGGGTTCAAGTTGTGTACCACATACTGCTGTAATTAATGTAGGTTCTAGTTCTGTATTTGTCAATGGTATTGCAATTGCCAGACTTGGTGATTCAGCTGATGCGGGTAATATTTCGTCGGGTTCAAATAATGTATTTGCAGGTGGGTGATGGAAACAGATAACAATAAGTACTACTACAAACCAGTACCAGATGCACGAACTTACGAATTTGCTATGAAAAAAGCGACTTTTCTAACGGAAAACCTTTATGTGACGTTAACGACTGGTTACACATTTGAAGACTTAGTGGAAGAACTAATTCAGAAAGAAACAAATAATAAGAGTTACATCAACCGCTAACACAGTTAGCATACCTTAGTTACAAAGAAAAGTAAAGGAGTTCGGTAAAATATTTTTATTATATAAATAATAAAATAAAAGCAGATTACTCCTATGGCAAGAAACACTAGACTCTTTTCAGACTTAGATTTGAACTTTACAGCACATCCTGTTACGGGCGATGTTGCTATGCGCTACGATGAAAATGCAGTAAAGACGGCTGTCAAGAATCTAGTCCTGACTCAAAACTATGAAAGACCGTTTCATTCTGAGATTGGTTCGCCGATCCATGCCTTACTATTCGATCTATCGTCGCCGCTGCTTGCATTCTCATTGAAGCGAGCCATTGTAGATTTGGTGAACAATTTTGAACCCAGAGTAAATCTTCAAGATGTCGAGGTCAGCGTATCTCAACCCAATAACTCGGTTTACGTGTCAATTTACTTTACTGTATTGAACACAATTAACCCAATAAAATTAGACCTTGTACTAGAGAGATCCAGATAATGGCAAGCAAGAAAATAAATGTATCTGAATTAGATTTTGATAATATTAAACAGAATCTAAAAACCTTTCTACAAGGTCAAGAAACGTTTCAAGATTATAATTTTGAAGGTTCTGGTCTGTCGGTATTACTTGATATTTTAAGTTACAATACTCATTATAACAATTTGTATAATAACTTAGCAGTCAATGAAATGTTTCTGGATTCTGCCAGAAAAAGAAACAGCGTTGTATCATTGGCTAAGATGTTGAATTACGCCCCAAAATCTGCCGCTTGTTCTAAAGCATTAATTACTTTAACCGTAACTACGCCATCTGCTGGCCCAGCATATCTCGTTCTGCCGTCAATGACGCCGTTTACTACTATTATCAATGGTAGTTCATATACATTCTATACCAAATCTTCTTATACTGCGGTTGGTTCGACTTCCTATACATTCAGCGACGTAGAAATTGTGGGTGGTACACCATTATCATTTAAATATACAGTAGCAGTAGGTTCTAAATTCATTATTCCTAACCAGAATGTTGATACGTCCACAATGAATGTAAGAATTCAAGAAAGCGAATCATCTTCTGTAGTGACTTCGTTTAATTTAGCAGAGAATATCACTAAAATTAAATCGACCTCAAATGTATATTGGGTAAAAGAAATTGATAATGGTCTATATGAATTAACCTTCGGCGATGGTATTATTGGCACTGCATTAACCAATGGTAATATCGTGCATATTGACTATATGATTTCTGATTTGGGTGCGTCCAATGATGCGAAAATATTCTCTTATAATGGTTCGCCTTTATTATCGGGTAATACTATTGTTGTAGCGACACAATCGCCTGCATCGGGTGGCGTTAGTGCCGAAGACATTGAATCAATTCGTTTTGTTGCACCTAAGTTTTATTCTGCACAGAACAGAGCTGTCACAGCCGAAGATTATGAATCTATAATCTACGCTAATGTACCTTATGCAGAATCTGTTTCAGTTTGGGGGGGAGAAGATGCAGTCCCACCAATCTATGGGAAGATGTTTATCTGCGTAAAACCTTATAATGCGGATGTATTAACGCCATTACAAAAAACTGAATTATTAAGCACCGTTGTACATCCAAAAGCAGTGTTAACCATCACACCAGAAATAGTAGACCCAGAATATATCAATGTTGTTATAGATTCTACTGTTTATTATAATGAATTTGAAGCAATTAGAAGTGCGACTGATATTCAAACTATTGTTAAGGATGCAATTATCAATTATGATAATACTGAATTACAACGATTTGATAAAGTATTGCGTTATTCAAAATTGACTAAATTAATTGATGAATCAGAACCATCAATCATAAATAATATTACAACCGT